ATTATATGGTTATTTATATTTTTCCACCTTTGGGTTCTGGTATTTCTACTGCTGTAGCATCTATAGTAGGTTCTATTGGAACTTCACCACCTGCACCTTGTTCAATTGCTTGTCCAGCAGTTTCTTCACCACTAGGTAATGGATTTCCCATCTCGTCAACTGGAGCATTTGGATCTGGTAAAATACCTTTAGCAATTTCATCTTCAATTTGAAGATCAATTTCTATAATTTCTGAGTCAGTTTGACGTAGAATCTTTTTACGAACATATTCTGTCGAATAATACTTTCCAATATAAGGTTCAATTGTAGTTGCAAGTGTTAATCTGTTGGTTAGTAGTTCTGCTTCTTTTAATTCTGAAAAATGATTATCATACAAAAAGTCATATTGAATATGGTCACTCATTTGCTCCCAATCTTCTGGGGAAACTATATTTTTTAATAGTAGTTGTGTGCGAAGAATATCATTAAAAAGATTAGCAAATCTCTTTCTCAAACGACCAACAAACTTTGAGAACATTAATTCATCTCTTAAAATTTCAGATGATCTTCCAAGATTAAATCCATCACCACCACCAGCAATCCTTGTTTCTGGAACTCCAAGTGCTCTATAAAGTTTTTTCTGAAAATATTCAATATCCGAAAGTTCACCAAGATTTTGACCACCAGGAAGAGTGGTAATTTCAGTTCCTCTACCACCTTCTCTTCTTGGAAGCCAAAAGTCTTCAAGCATACTCATGAACTTACGATCATCACGAACTTCACCAGTATTTGCATCATAAACAAGTTTATTACGATAACGAGACATAACCTCTTTCAAGTATTGCTCTGCTTTTACTTTAGGTAGATTGCCAACATCAATGTAAAAAATACGACGCTCTGGTGCTCTAGATAGTCTATAGATAACTAGAGAGTCCTCAATCATTCTTAACTGATTAAGTGCTTTAATTGCCTTGTGTAGATAAGAAAGAATTGTTCCTTTATTTCTATCAACTAATCCCGAAGTGCAATATGTAATTGAGTCTTTTGCAATCTTAACTCCTTTTTTAGATCCACCGCTAATTGTTCCTGTTGGGAAATTTGGAGTAGGAGTATAAATGAAGTATTCTTCAATTTCTGGAAAATTATATTCTTGCTCTTGTCCGAAAGATCTTGACAATAAATTTAAATTTCTTGTTCCATTTACATCATTGCCCGTCTTTTTCTCTTGACGAACATGTTTTACTTTCATTGGATCAATATATCTTAATTCCTGAATACCTGCTTCAGGATTTTTTTGATCAATTACTTTAAGATAAAATAAACGACCATCCACATACCAATTTCTAAAAATTTCATGAGACTTTTTATCAAAGTCCATGATTTCTTTAATATATTTAAATTCTGCTCTTATAACTTCTTTTAAACGATCACTTGCATTTAAGTTCGATAATTCAATTTCTACTGGAGAATCATAAAGGTCACTAACAATCGCTTCATTTACAACACTTTCAATAGCATTATCACACTCAGGATGAAGTGCCATTTCACGATAACGACGAATTAAATCATACTCAGTTCTATAAACACCCTCAATATCTACATATTGTCCATAAAATCCAGACTGAATAAAATAGTCAACCCCGTCCTCATTACTAGGAGGAACGGGGGAAACTACAGATTTGGGTTTGTTATCACTACTTTCAATCGAAAAACCAAAAAGTTTCGCCATCTTATAATTTTTATTAAACTACTTGTATGAGTTATTTAGTTAATATCTTCTCCACCAGCTGCTGGAGAATTACCTTTCATTGCTTCCCACCAGAGAATTTGGAACTCTACAGGGAATTCTTGAATAGTAGATGTGCCATAGTCAAGTGTAATTGCTCCAATAGAAGTTGGGAAAATATCATAAAAATGATATGCTCTCAATGTTGATCCATCGCGGTCAAGTTGATAAACAAAAGCATCTGCAGTATATGCTGTTGGATCTGTTTCACCAGTATTATCGGAAACTCTGTTAATTCTATTCATCCAATTTTCAAAAGCAGAACGAATAGCAAAGTCAGTATCGTTAATAACTGTAACTGTCCAACTTTCAAATGTTCTATCTCCAGCAACCTTTAGAGTTCTTCCTCTAAAGGGAACATCGATAGGAGCAACATTAGAAGCAGGAAGATTTGCACCTTTCACTAAAAATCTTGCCTTGTCAAGAACATTGGTATCTGCAGGAGCAATATCTGGGAATGAAAGAACAACCTCAAAGAGATTACTTCTAGCGCCACCACCTGTTAACTTACTTTTAAAGTCAGTAATCTTTCTTAGTGGAGGTGGATTTAATTGTTGTCTAGTTGCCATGGTAGTTTAAACCTCTAAATTAAAAGTTTCCGATTACTTCTTCAAAATCAACACCAGTCTTGGTGGCAATAAAGTTAAGACCAATGAAGTTAATTGATCTTGCGGGTTTAATGTAGATGTCTGCAACAAATTCATTATTATCTATCACAGCAGCAGTGTTATTTGTTTCATCACAAATAACAACATAATCAAAGATTCCTCTCTTTGCTTGAACATCGCGCAAGAATGGTTCAATAGTATTTACAAAGTTAGTTCTTGTAATTTCATCATTAAATTCAAAGAGAGCATCTTTTGCTGCTTGAGAAATTGCATCCTCAAGGTAGATAAACAGACGACGGACATTAATTCTATCGAATGCAGAAGACTTAGCAAATCCAGTCTTATCGCCAAATAGAATGATTCCAGCACCAGGTGAGAAGATTACTGGGTTAATTCTATTTGAATAAAGAACGTCTCTTTGAGTCTTAGATGGGTTATATGCAAGTTTAACAGCATTCAAGATAGCACCTCTTGATGTGCCTGCAGGAGAATACCAAGCAAAGTTGTTGATATCGTTACGAGCACAAAGACCTGCAATATCTCCATTTAGTGGAACATATCTAAATGTATTTGAGAATCTGTCATACATGTACTTATAACCACTATCAAATATTGCATAAGTAGAAGATGCAACTGAGGCATAAAACTCAATTACATTATTAGTAATGTCTGCAGCAGATCTTACTGTTACTGCTGTTTGGTCTGATGTGTCAGACAGTGCAGATCCTCTGTAAGGTGAAATGAAGGCAATTGCATCTTTTCTTAACTCAGCAACTGAGATGAGTTTGTTTGCAAGTGCTTGTGCATTGCTGATATCATAAGCAGCAGATCCCATCAGGAGGAAGTCTACCTTGAAGTTTTCTGTATTTTCAAATAAATCATAACCGTCAGAAAGTTCTGCCAGAGATGCAGTTAATGATCCTGCAGCGGTTGTTCCTGCCTGACCATTGTAATCTAAACCACCAGTAAGAGTATTTGTTGATGCTCCAGAAGCAGCAAAAGTAATTCCATCTGCTTCTTGATTCCAAGCAACATCAGACTCTAAGTTAAAACCTGAACTATATCCAGTGGTTACAATTCCTGCTGGTGAATTGAGACCAAAGATATATTCTGAGTTGTTGACAAGATACTTTCTCCAGTATGAAGGATTTCCTACTGAGAATTCTGCATCAGTTGCCTTAGAAAGACTTAAGTGCTTCTCAAGAATTGTTCCAGCATTTCCAGTTACTGTGCCCAGAGCATCAATAACTACAACATGAACTTCGTCAAATCTTGAATTTCTTGCTGCAGCGAATGCGGAAGTGCCAGGTCTTGGAGAAATATTATTCCAAGAAATAGTAGAAGTGCTTGTAAGACCTAGTGTTTGTTGGTCAAACCAGTCAAGTCTTGAAGTATAAGAAGTAGACCCAAGTGCTGTTACACCACCAGTTGTATGAATAGCAACACTTCCTGTAGAAGAGAATGCATAAACTCCAGAAGGTTGATAGTCAACTTCTGTCTCAGTTCCACCTGCCGAAACATGAGAAAGTACTTTTACAGATACATTAGTGCCAGATACTTCGGTAATAATACCCTTTAAATATCCATCAAGAACTGAAGTTACTCCAGCACCAGGATTTACTCTACCTGCTACAGATTGAGTAACACCATATCCAACTTGAATATCTGTAATACCTGATGCATCTGAAGTGCTAACACCAACCAGAATTTGGTCTGCTTTGCTGTCAATAATGCCAACCTTAAGACCATTCGACCAAGAACCAGGGTTTCTTGCTGCAACTACAACATCTGCAAGAGTATTTTCATCATACCCCAGAGCATTATAATGGTCTAAACTATCAATCTTAACACTAGAAGCAGTTCCAACGAAACCATTTCTTAGGTCACTATCGTTGGATCTTACAACTCTTAGTGCTCCACCATAAGATAAGTATGAAGAAGCAGTCAACCAATGTTCGTAATGCTTATCTGTTGAGTATGGTTCTCCGAAATTGACAAGTAAATCATTCTCATTTTCTACTAGCGTTGGTGAATCAATAGGCCCTTTAGCAAAGGGTGCCACGATTGCTCCAATTTTGTCAGATGAAGGAGTAACTCTTCCAATTGTTAAATCAATTTCTCTTACTACAATTCCAGGAGATGCTAAATTTAGCGGCATCTTTATTCTCCTACAAGTCCAGAATTATTCTAGAAATATTTATTAAAAAGTATATTTTAAATGAAGAAACGATGCATGAACACTGACATTACCAGTCAGGATATTGCCATTCAGTTAGATATATATTTTTTTTCCTATATTCTTGAACTCTTTTTATAGTACATTCTTTACACTCATAAGAATATGATGATGGTATAGTATAATTTTTACGAGTGCGATAAAAACTCTCTATTAAGTTCTTTTTAATTCCACAAACCTTACATTTTCTATCGTCAAGAAATAAATGTTCTATTTCAAATTGATTTTCTAAATCCATTATCTATAATCCCACATATAAGACCTATCTCCATATTCATCAACATTCCAAACCTCCATCGCATTATTTTCATTATTCTTTCCTGCAAACATCCACTTATCTCCTGTTTCTTCATCAATAGTAATACCAAAGTCATCTAGGCCATCTACTATGAATCCAAATGGTGACATGTCTTGTTCTATTTGATTTTTCTGCTCCTCATAAATTCTTTTACGAACGTCATTGTCCGTCATCTCTTTGAAATAGTCCTGTGCGACCAACCAAGAGAAGATTACGAGGCACATTGCCAAATCATCATTACAACCCTCTTCTGCCTCAAAAGAGTTGTGTCTCTGAGCGAATGTGGTTAACTCTGATATAATATCGTAGTCTACAGTAAGTAGTTTATCGTCCTCTAAAAGTGTCTTAAGATTGGAACATCCTAATTTCTTTACAGCAGCAGTCATTCTCACTCCAAGTTGAGACTTCTTACCACTAAATCCAGATCCTACAATTTGACCAGCACGACCTCTCATTGCACACATCAGAACATTATCATACTCTAAATCAAAGTGAAGAATACTTGCTACTTGATCTCCAATATCATTAACTTCAATCAACAACCACGCATCATTATACCCCTTTGCTACTTCATAAATGATGCTTGGAAATAGCATTGGTTTTATTTCATTGTTTCTATATTTTGCTACTACTTTATATGGAAAGTTAGTTATATCAAAAACAATGAATGCGGAATAGTCATTTCCCAATCCACGAGCGACATCAACTGTTATAAGATAATTATTTTCTTCTTTTGGGTGTTCATAAACATCTAGTCCCGCATTTCTTCTAATTGGATCTTCATATACAAGATTTCTTAGTTTTGCTGGATTGATTAGTGTATTTGTTGACCCCAAAAATTGACAGTTAAATTCCACATTAAACTGTTGCTCAGAAGTGTTTGCAATAGTCTGCTCTTTCCACGCTTCATCTCTTCCTGGAACTTCAGACCAATGAACGTCGGTTGGTACATATTCATTTTTACCACGCTCAGCATCATGCCAC